AAATATAAATATCTATGACCCTCCAAAAACATTAATCCCAACCTATAATCCAGTGTTACCAACACAACAAGATTACCAGAATGGAGAATTTAGGAGATTATTTTGTAAAAAAACAAACGAAATACAATATATTGAAATTGATTTAGATACATTTTCTAAATTATTAGCTAAAGATATTCAAATACTATGGCAATTATATGAGCCATTTGACCTAACATGGCAATTAACCGGCAATATAGAAGATGTAGCAAGAATTAACTTCAACACAGTAGAGTTAGCAACTTTAAGAAAAAAACTACCTATGCTTGGAGAATACCTAAAGTTTAATTATATTAAGTATTATAATAAAATGGTTACGACAAATGTTTTGGTTAATAGAGACACAAGAGCAAATACAACACTTAATAGAGAGCAACTCACAGGAAGCCTTTATAGAGATAATTCCATATCACGACAAGATCCATCCGGCATTAAATGACGTATCACTAGTTTATTATAGACCGTCTAATGACACAAAAGGGTATATGTTATGTATTGACCATAGCGAGACTCTAAGCGTTAATAAGACACTAGTAAACGAGTTATTGACGGGAATAAATGCGTTATGGGTGCGAGATAAGAAAAACGCGTTATATTATTTTCAAATTAAAGGCTTGCGCGACCTATCCATACTCAATCCTCCGTATATACAAGATCAAACACCAACCCACACATACTTCCAAAACAAGTATCCGGATTATACTAAAATCAATAGAGTAATACCGGTATCTAAGCATTACGAAGTGTGTGAACATATTTATAACAAAGTTAAACTGCAGTTCACGAATGATTTACCAGCGTATTTTGACTTTTACAACAACAAAACCACACTCGCATTCTTTGGAATCGAAAAAAACGGAATCAAAATAGATGAAGAACAGTTTCAAAAACATTTTAAACCAACTAATCCGCTTTACTCAATCGCGGATGGTAGAGTCTACACCAATTACAATTTGGGTACAACAACACGTAGACCAAGTAACTCTTTTAACGGCATTAATTTTGCAGCACTAAACAAGGATAATGGCGCAAGGGGGAGCTTCATATCGAGTCATGGGTTTGTGGAGCTCGATATTAGTGCATATCATCCTCATCTCGCTAGTCGTTTGGTTTCCTATGATTTTGGCGATGTGGATGTCCACCAAGCATTCGCGGACCTATATGGCACAAGCTACAAAGAAGCCAAAGAGCTCACGTTTAAGCAACTATATGGAGGCGTTTTTAAAGAGTATGCGCACCTTGAATTTTTTCAAAAAGTAACAAAATTCATTAATCAAAAATGGACTGAATATACGGATCTAGGTGAAGTTGTAGTTCCGGGGTCTAATTATGTGTTTAAAGCGAGTGAGCTGGAAAACATGAATCCACAAAAGCTTTTTAATTATATGTTACAAAACGTGGAGACGTCAACCAACGTTTGTATATTAATGGAGATACACAAATTGTTAAGAGGGAAAAACACTAAATTGGTATTATATACTTATGATAGTTTTTTGTTTGATTACGATGAGAGTGAAAATTTAATAGATAAAATAAAAGAAATATTTAAAAATAAACGGTTACAGATAAAAATAGGTTATGGAACAAGCTACGATTTTCAATAAGAATAGGAATATGTATTGGGAGACAACCCAATTAAATACTACAGATTTGAATAACAAGTTATTTTGTACATTCGTTACAGAAGAGGCATTAGATTTCCTTATTGAGGACATTTCGAAAGCATATAGTATCATGTATAATAAGATGTTTGTGCTTTTTGTAAAGAGTACAAACGAATACGTAATTACATACAACGTGGATCAAGGCAACGTGGAAAATATTCCCGTTAACACCATTTTAGTACATAGAAAAAAAGAAACCAATACTCTATATACAATTAACGCTTTAAACGATTTAATTAAAAAATTAAACGGTGGAGTAGTTGATGTATCATATAGGGTTAACTGGCAACACTATAAAAATTGTATATTACTTACCCAAAATGGTGATATCAAACAATTAAATACAAAAGTATTCAAGATAATTGAACTTTAAATATTTATAATAAAATAAATTAAAATGAAAAAAGCAGACAACTTTGACGCTAGCAAATGGCTAGTAGAAAACAAAATCACTACACAATCTAAATTAAATGAAGGAATAGTATCTGCTCCTTTAGCAAATATTTTATGGAAACTTAATCCAAAAGTTAAAGAATGGGAAAATATATCTTCTACTAAAGAAGCTTTATCCTTTATTAAATCTTTAACAAATGAAGAATTAAATAATCTTTATGCATGGAGATTAGGATTTGATATCCCCCAATCAGAAGATGAAAAAATTAAAAATTTATTAGATTTAATTGATAATAAAATAGGTGAATCTAAATTAAATGAGGATGAAGCTTATTTAAGCCCAAATATGCAAAAACAATTTAATATGATTGTTAGTGCTTTAAAAAAGGCTAAATCTCAGGAAGATATTGATCAAGTTCATTCAAATCTTATGCTTCTTCCTAAAAAACTAACAAAAATATTTATTGATAAACTTGTAAATATGGGATTAGCAAACAGAGAGGGAGAGGGAAAATATTCACTTGATTATGATGATGGATTAGATGAATCTAAATTAGATGAAGGTAAAGTTAAAAATCAATATGTTGTTAAAGATGAAGAAGAAAGTGATGAATATGGAGATTTTTATGTAATTGATAAAAAAAAAGCATTTGAATATCTAAAACAATTTGATAAAAGGGGTAGTGTAAATGCTAAACAATTTATTAAAGATGATGAAGGTTGGGGTGAATTTGAACAATATCTTGAGGATGTTGAATTAATGTCTGATAAAGAATTAGAAGATGCTATGCGTGAAGATATGAGTTTTTATTACTTTAGTACTCCTGATGAATTAGGAGAATCTAAATAACATATAAAGTAAAGAGCTCTTGAAAAAGAGCTCACTTTAACTTGGATTATTAAAAAATAGTTATTATATTAATGTCACAAATAAAAATTGATAAGTTATGGATTTAAATGAAATGAAAAACAGACTGTCAGCAATGCAGTCAAAATCGTCCGGTAAATCGGGTGAAAAGAAATCAGTGTTTTGGAAGCCATCTGTTGGCAAACAAGTTGTTCGTGTTGTGCCTTCTAAGCACAATAAGCTTAACCCATTCACCGAAATGTATTTTCACTATGGTATCGGTAAAAACACAATGGTATCGCCTATTAACTGGGGTGAAAAAGATCCAATTGTAGAATTCGCTAAACAACTTCGCCAAACTTCAGACAAAGAAAACTGGAGATTAGCTAAAAAAGTTGAGCCAAAAATGCGTATCTTCGTTCCTATTATCGTTCGCGGTGAAGAAGCTGAAGGTGTTAAATTATGGCAGTTTGGTAAAGAATTGTACATGGATTTCTTGAACCTTGCTGATAACGAGGATGTTGGAGATTTTACAGATGTATCAACCGGACGCGACATTACTTTAACGACTGTAGGTCCTGAAGTAACTGGTACTAATTACAACAAAACTACAATTATGCCTAAAGTAAAGGAAACACCTTTAGCAGCAAGCAAAGATGAAGTTAATGCGTTGTTAGAAAACCAACCTAACCCAATGGAAGTGTTTAAACGTTATTCGTTTGAAGACATGAAAGCTGCTTTACAAGAGTGGTTAACTCCAGAGGAACCAGAAGAAGGTTCAATCATCGATGATGAAAAAGAAGAAGAAGTAGCACCTGTAACAACTGGTAAAGCTTATTCAATCAAAACACCTGCATCTGCTCAAGTAAGCAAAGCAGATAAGTTTGATGCATTATTCGAAGACGAAGACGATACTAACGGTTCACCTTTCTAAACTAAAAAAACATTATGGCTAAAACTAAAAAAAGCGAATCGCTAACGGCGGCTCTATCCTCAGAACTTAGATCAAACTTTGATTTGACTAAGTTTAAAGAGAAGAAAATGCTCAATTCAAATGTAAAATTTAAAGAGCAAAGGTGGATCCCTCTTAGTCCTGCTTTCCAGGAAGTAACCTCAGTACCAGGTATTCCTATGGGCCATATTGTTCTACTTCGAGGTCATAGTGACACAGGTAAAACAACGGCAATGATTGAGGCAGCAGTGTCTGCTCAAAAAATGAAAGTTCTACCTGTGTTCATTATTACTGAGATGAAATGGAATTGGGAGCATGCTACTCAAATGGGTTTGCAAGTAAACGAAATTGTAGATGAAACAACAGGCGAAGTCCTGAATTACGAAGGTAATTTTATCTATGTTGACCGTGAAACATTACACACTATTGAAGATGTAGCTGCTTTTATTCTTGATTTATTAGATGAACAGAAAAAAGG